GTGAACCTCGCTCGCTCCGCGACGAAAATGTCGGTGCCCAAGGCTGCGGACGGCGGCAGCGCCTTCTTCCAGATCGTGCTCTACGTCACGGTGACAGCGAACCAGTACCTCCAGGTCCTGTGGCTGCCGGAGGATGTGGATGTGACACTCGACCATACCGCCGCCGTGGCCGGTCCGCCTGCTGTGCCGGCGATTCCCTCCGCGATCATCTCCGCCGAAAGGATCGCCTGATGGCCAAGACACCAGCATGGCAGCGCAAGGAAGGTCAGGACCCCAAGGGCGGGCTCAACGCCAAGGGCCGCGCCTCCTACAACGCCGCCGGCTCCGAACCCGAAGACCAAAGAAGATGAGGGGCGGCGGAAGTCATTTTGCAAGAGGATGATCGGGATGAAGGCAAAGAACACCAGCGCGAAGACGGCCAACGACCCCAACTCCCGGATCAACAAGAGCCTGCGGGCATGGAACTGCTGACATGACACCCTTCGAGAAAGCCTTCGCCGAGGCGCGTGCCAGTCGCAAGTCGAGCTTCGAGTTCCCTCCGGGGAGCGGGCGCACCTACTCCACCGAGACGATGGAAGACCGCCAGCGCAAGGCGTATTCCGACACGTCCCGTGGACGCGACGTCCCCGCACGCAAGGCGGAGGCCCCGGCTGCGCCACCGGCCCCGCGTTCCCGTGCCTCGCTTTCCGACATCCCCCGGCTGGTTGTTCGCGGCATGGCGGAGGGCGTCGATCGCGTCCCCCCCGGGCGAGGGCAGGGGCAGATGTTCGTGGCCGCTGGGGCGGGTAAGGCCGCGCAGGCGGCAGTCAAGGCCGCGCAGGCTCCCCGCGCTGCTGCGCCGGCTGCCAAGCGGGTCGAGCCCCTGCTGTACACCTCGCGGGGCGAGAAGGGCAAGTTCGTCCCCGGTGGCTCACCCAAGGGCGGCGCCAAGGTCCCGGAACGCCAGGATCCCCCGATGTACAAGAAGGGCGGGCTGGTCAAGAAGGGGAAGTGACATGGAGGTCTGGAACAAGCCGCGCCCCAAGTCGCCTAGCAAGCCCAAGGCCCTGACACCTGAGCAGAAGGCCAAGGCCAAGACAGCAGCCAGGAAGGGCGGTCGGCCCTACCCCAACCTCGTCGACAACATGCGTGCAGCGCGAAAGGGGTAGCCATGCTCCAAGGTCTGACTTTCAGCATCGGCGAGGGGGTCATCATCTCGCTGCTGGTGGTGATCATCGTGCTCGCCGTGAGGGGCAAGTGATGGCCGAGAAGTGGATCCAGAAGGCGATCAAGAAGCCCGGGGCTCTGCGTGAGTCGATGGGCGTCAAGAAGGGGGAGACGATCCCCGCCGCGAAGCTGGCTGCGGCAGCCAAGAAGCCAGGGAAGATGGGGCAACGGGCTCGACTGGCCCAAACGCTGAGGAAGCTCAACAAATGACGACGATGTGGATCAGGGTGAAGAAGGACGGGTTCATCTACCCGTACGACGACATCCTCGCCAAGAACCCGGACTGCGAAGTCGTGGCCGAGCAGGTGGCCTTCCCGCACAAGTTCATCACCCCAGAGGTAAACGAAGCCATCGTACGGCACACCCCTGCGCCTGAGGTGAACGACGACCTCGATCAGCAGCTTGCTGCTGCGGTGGCGACGCCGGCTCCTACCCCGACTCCTGCGGCAGCCAAGGAGCCCCGCTCGCGTGGCCGGCCCAAGAAGGACGCTGCGCCCAAGTCCGGGCTCAACCTGAGTACCGAGGAGATCCCCGAGCCTCCGGCGTACAATCCGCCTGAGCTGGCGCAAGATGCGTCCCGAGGGCTGCCGTGACCCCCAACGAGATCATCACCGAGGCACGCCGGTTGGTATCGGACACCAGGGTCCCGTACCGCAACTCCGACGCCATCATGCTGGGCTGGGTCAACCAGACCCTCAAGCGCACGGCGGTGCTTCGGCCGGATCTCTTCGGGGTCATCGGCGACATCGCCACCACACCAAACGTGGTGTTGCAGTCCACGCCATCGGACTCCCTGCGCCTGATCCAGATCTTCCAGGTCAAGAACGGGGACGCCGTCACCGAGGTCGACCGCGAGGTCTTCGACCAGACCTACCCGGGCTGGGTGAACGAAGCGGCCGGCACGCCTGTCAACTTCATGCGCCATGTGCGCAACCCCAACAAGTTCTTCGTCTACCCCCGGCCGACGTCGGGGGTGATCCTCGTGGGCGAGTACGCCCAGGTGCCGCCTGACTACGCCCTCAACGACACCATCGCCCTGATCCCGGAAGCGTACTTCCCGGTGTTGATCGACGGCGTGGTGTTCCTCGCCGAGTCGGTGGACGACGAGCACGTCAACAGCCAGCGTGCTGCCCTGTTCCAGAAGAACTACACCGAGGCGCTCGGAGCGTCGGTGTCCAACCGGGTCGTCACTGACACCAAGCAGGCTGGGATGGACAGGAAGCAGGTGATCTGATGGCTGACCGCACCTTCGCCTCGCTGATCCCTCGGGTGAACCCGAGCGTCCCCGGCTGCCCGCAGCAGACGATGATCCAGTACATCCGCGAGTCAGCCATCCGGGCGTGCGAGCGGTCGTCCGCGTGGCGGTACCAGATCCCGCTGTTCAACCTGCTGCCCGGGGTGTTCGAGTACGAGTACAACAAGCCGACGAACACGGACGTCCACATCCTGTTCGAGGCGGTGATGAACGACACGCTGCTCCAGCGCATGACCCTGGAGCAGGCCATCCGGCTGTACCCCAAGTGGGCGGACATCTATAGCGGCCAGGATCCCTCTGTCGTCTGGAGCCTCACGCCCCCGGGCGTGTTCAACGGCCAGCAGTACAACGAGCAGCTCTTCAACGGTGGGTCGGGCTACGTCCTGCCGGACTCCATCGTCGCCGACGGCAGCCAGCCCCAGGTGGTCTGCCAGCTCACGCCGGACAAGTACCTCGTGCTGCCGCTGCCGGACGCCGAGAAGACCTACCGGATGCGGATGTTCGTGGCGCTGAAGCCCAAGCGCACGGCCACGGCCATGGACGAGGTGATCATGAGCGACCTGGAGGACGTCATCGTCCATGGTGCGCTGCAACATCTCCTGGCGCTGCCGCAGGTCAACTGGTCCGACCGGGAGCTGTCGTCGTACCACGCCAAGCAGTTCACCTTCCAGCTTGCAGAGCGCCGTGCTCGTGCGAACCTGGGCAACGCCCGTGGCCCGCTGATGGCGCGGATGCAGCCCTTCGGAGTATGAGATGGCCCTCAAGATCACCAACAACGCCTTTGCGACGGTCCCGAGCGCGGTCACCAGCATCGCCACGTCGCTGACCGTCACCACCGGCCAGGGGGCGCGGTTCCCCACGCTGGGCGGGTCGGACTACTTCTACGCCACGCTGATCGACGTCACGGGCAACTACGAGATCGTCAAGGTCACCGCACGCACGGATGACGTGATGACGCTCGTGCGCGGGCAGGAGGGCACGCTGGCCATCCCGTTCCCCGCCAACAGCCGCATCGAACTGCGGGTCACCGCTGAGAACATCAGCATCCTCAATCAGGACGTGCTGCTGCTATGACCATCAAGCTCGCCAACAACGTCTCCGGCTTCCTCAACACCGCCATCACGGCGTCCGACACGGGCATCGTCCTCCAGTCGGGCAACGGGGCCAGTTTCCCCAGCCTGGGCGCGGGGGAGTACTTCTACGCCACGTTGGTGAGCACCGGCAACACGCTGGAGGTGGTGAAAGTCACCGCCCGGTCGGGCGACTCCATGACCGTTGTGCGGGCGCAGGACAACTCCTCGGCTGCCAGTTTCGCCGCTGGTTCGCGGCTGGAGATTCGAGTTACGGTGGCTTCGGTGCGAGATGCCATCAGTGATGTTGCCACTGCGTCGGCGATTGGGTTCACCCCTGTCGGAGGCATCTCCGCGACCAACGTGCAGGCTGCCGTCGCCGAGCTGGACTCGGAGGCTGCGAAGTCGGCTGCGCTCGCAGCCAGTAGCGGCTCTTCCCTCGTTGGGTTCTTGCAAGCCGGCCTCGGCGCTGTGCAGCGGACTGTGCAGGCGAAGTTGAGGGATGTCGTCAGTGTCAAGGACTTTGGTGCGGTGGGCGACGGTGTTGTTGATGACACGGTGGCGATTCAGGCAGCGTTGAACGCAAGCAAAAGCGTCCTGATTCCTCCGACCGCCAACTTCTACAAGATCACCGCGCCGCTCGATCTACCAAACGGGTGCAACCTGTTCATGGACGGCGCAGATATCA